ACGGCCGTGAAGTTGGGCGGAAGAGTAAGGGTAGGAGTATCTGGGCCTGCCACGGTGGAGGGCTGCTGCGCCGTCCACCCGGGGGCATTCCATTCGTCGGCCATGTCGTTCCTTAGCGCTGGAAGGGGGAATTAGAAACTTCGACCTCGGGCATCGTGTAGTCCTTGGTGAGGACACAAGCGAGCGCCAGGGAATCCGCGTAGTCGTCGTGAGCGTCAGCCGCGCGAGGGGCTTCTGCGAGGACGTACGGGCCTTCGAATTTCTTCTCCAGATCCTCCATCTGCTGACGGAAGCGCTTGTAACTCTTGAGGCGCCGGGTGTAGGCGTGGGAGGGCCAGGAGATGTGCCCTCGGTCCATCAGTTCCATGAGGTGCTTCCAGCGCTTGGACTGCTCGGGGCGCTGGGAAGAAAGGGGCACGATGTCGATATGCGGCAGCAGCACCTTGAGCCGGGATATGACGACGTCACCGACGCCACCCTCGTCGACCGCGATGGCCATCACGTTGTAGTTCTGGACGAATTCGACGATGCGGAAGTACTGAGCCTCCCAGTCCATTCCTGCGAGGTCGAGCCAGTTTAGGATCCGGTGCTCGAAGTACCCGTACTCGTCGGGCTGCTCCCACCGGACCCAGACGGCTGTGACGATCGTGCTGTCCTGCTTGCGGGCAGGGTCGATGCCGATGACGATCGGGCTTGAGTGGTATGCCGGGACGATCTGCATCGAGGTGTCGCCGAGTTCGTCCAGCCGCTCGCTGGTCGTGAACATACCCTTGTCCAGCAGCCAGATGAGGCGATAGGACAGTTTGAATTCGTCTGAGTCCTCGCCGATGCGAAGGAGTTCCTTCTTGACGAACTTCCGGTAGTAGTCGGACCACCGCGAGACTTCTTTCCAGTCCGCCTCGAAATGGTTCTGCCGGGCGCCTCGTCTGGTAGCCGTTCGCCTATTGATCTGGATCTGGTTGTAAAACACGCCCTTCTCATAGGTGGGCGTGCCGGTAAACACCATGGTCGCGTTAGTCGAGGCACCCATCGGACCGATCGACTTGTTCACCATCTTGGCGTCGGCGCCCTGACACTCATCAATGAGAATGAGGTGGTAGGTGCGGCCTTCAATGGTGGCGCGAGGGTGGCAGGTCTGCTTTCGGACGAGGGATCCGGAGCGCTTGAGGGTAATGGAGCGGCCCTTGCCCTGGACAGTCTCGTCGATTTCCGGGTCCGCCATGATTTCCAGGGCGTGCTCACTGGTGAGACGGGCCACGATGCGGCCGTACAAGTTGTCGGCCTGCTCCTCCACGGGCGCGAAGGCACCGACCCACAGGCCCTCCTTGAACTTGCCCAGGAGGTCGGGGAAGATCTTCGCCAGCCTCGGCAGCATGATCATGCAGGCGGCGACGCAGTTGGCCACGGTCTCGGACTTGCCGGACTGGCGGGAGAACAGCGCCGTGATGGTGGCGCCGTCGTCGATGATCAGGGACTCGATCAGTCGGGCGGCGAAGGGGCGCTGGTAGGGGCGCAGCGGGTGGCCGGAGACTTCATCGACGATCACCAGCAACTTGGAGACCAGCTCGTCCACGAACTGCTGGCTGGTCTGGTCGAGTACTACCTCGGTGTCGAGCCGGGCCTGATGCTCCGCCTCGGTCTCGTCGCTGGTTATGTCGTCGTGCTCGACGTCCTCCGTAACAACAGACACGCCTAACCCCAATCCGTTTCTATTACGGATTCGAGATTAGGCGTTTCTGGCTATGTGTTTGTAATTACGGCTTGACAAGCCGCTCAAGCAGCCTTACGGACATCCCTCTTCGCGATGATCTGCTGTGCACGCTGGCGGGTGAAACCGAACATCTCCCCCAGCCGGTCATAGGTGTAACGGCCCTTGTAGTAGGCGGCCTCCACGAGGGCGTCACGGGCCTCGGTGGACACGGCAGGAAAGTCTGCGAAGCACATCGCGTCACAGAAGATCGGGGCTTCCTTCTTGGCCATCTTCTTGCCCACTCCGAGCAGGCGCCAACAGCCCCGGCAGCGAACCTCCACCAGGTCGGCCATCAGCCCGCCTCCCCCTTCAGGCGGTCCTCGGTCTCGTTCTCGTCGCCGAAGTCACCTCCGCCGTTCTCATGCCAGGCGCTCTCGAAGCCCTTCAGGACGTCGTTCAGCAGACCGATAGGGAAGGTGAGGCCACGGCCGTAGAACTCCTTGCTCGGGATGAACTCCCGGGCATCAACGAACAGGCCGTCCTGGGGGCTCTGGACCGTGGAGATGTGGATCTCCTTGTCGTACACGTAAGGGATACGCGCGTGTACCGTGCGTCCTTCTGCCAGCTCGTCCATGCCAACCTCCTGAGACGCTTCCTGATCTACGAGGCTACACCTACGCAAGCGGTCTCGACAACCCGCTTGACGAGCGCGTAGAGTGGAGAGCCACGAGAGAAGGAGCCACCCAATGGGCATGTACCCGATGCGAGACCCGGAGAAGTGCCCGAAGTGCGGGCGGAGCCTCGACGAAGAGCCGAAGCCCGAGCGTCCCTCTGTGCCTGGATTTCCCGAAGGAGTAGCCTACGGACAAGATCCGGTCTGTGGGGGGCGCTGGAACGTATGGGACAAGACCTCTCCGCTGCGGAGCAGAGCACAACCGTATGTGGATGGAGGCCCTGATGCCTGACGACTTTCTCTTCACCAGCGCGATACACCAGACCGCCAACGCGCTCAACCCGCCCGAGGGTTACGACCCGACGGCGGACGCCATGGCGCACCAGTTGGCGCGTGAGCAGCACGACTTCTACACCAGCCAGCAGGCGATGCAGTCCACCCCGCCGGGAGGGCACGACTTCTCCCTCCAGGGGATCAAGGAGTTCGCCTACGGCGTGGCGATACTGCTCGCACTCGGACTGTTCCTTAAATACGTCGTCGGCGTAGGCTGACCCGCTCAGCACGAAGCCCCCACCGGATCTCTCTGCCGGTGGGGGCTTCGTTGTGTCATCGTGCCGGGCGGAGCTGCACGACGTTCTGCTGGGAGACCATGCCCGTCAGGAACGGCTTGCCCTTCATCGTCTCGTCCCGGCGCCGCTTCTCGCTCGACAGCCCCAGGTACCGCTCCGTGGTCGTCATGGACGAGTGGTGCAGCAGCGCGGAGACCGTACGCAGCGCCGCGTCGTAGCCGACGTCCTCGGCGAGCTGGTCGAAGTAGGCACGGGCCACGGCGCGGCGCACCGTGTGCGTGCCCTCGTAGCGGGTCGGCAGGCCCAGCTTGGACAGGGCGCCCTTGACGATCTTCTCCGTACGCTCCACCGGCCGGTCGGCGTGGTAGACGAACGGGGTCCGCTCATACACCCGGCGGCCCAGCGCCTCGTCGAAGTAGTGCGTCTTGATCTGGTTGCCGGACCGGGCCGGGAAGAGGTAGTCGTCCGGCCGCAGCGGGCGCCCGAGCAGGGCCGCGTACTCCTCGAACCAGACGCGCAGCTCCCGCTCCAGGTCGGCAGTCAGTGGCATCTCGTCCTCCTCCTTGGTCTTGATCACGGTCACGAAGACCTCGGAGGCCGCGAAGTCGACGTCGCCGACGCGCAGGTTCACCAGCTCGCTGGCGCGGCACGCGGTGTTCACGGCCGTCGCGAGGTAGGCGCGGTGCATGGCGCACTCGGACTGGTCCAGGAGCTGAAGCAGGATCCCCGGTGAGGGCTGCATGCGCTGCTTCTTCAGCTCCGGCAGCGGGTCGACCAGGCACAGGTAGTCGTTGCGCGGAGCGAGTCCCCGGGCGTGGGAGTAGCCGAAGAACAGACTCAGCCGCTTGCGGTAGTGGTTGTGCGTGCTCGGCCCCACGGCCGCCCGTAGCTGCTGGCCCTTGATGCGGGTGACGTGGATGTCCATCAGGCCGCCGTCGCCGTAGAAGAACTCCCGGACCTGCTCAGGGGTGAGGGCCGCGAAGTCGGGGTTGCCGACGTGGTCGGCGAAGCGGGGCAGCAGGTTGTCGTCGGCGCGCATCGTGTTGTCGGCCTTGGCGGCCCGCCGGTTGCCCAGGTACTCGTCGATGGCGCTGCGAAGTGCGGTAGTCACGCTTCCTCCTGTTGCGGGGTGTTCGCTGCGGTCCTCAGCCTAGCCACGTCAAGCTCGCTCGTCAATGCGCTAGACAAGCGGTTTCGTATAGACGTAATCCTGAAGCCGTAGTACCGTTCCCGGCATGATGACGAACACCCTCACCGGGCTTAATACCTCGGGCTCCGACGAGCCCCAGGTCACCGTGACCCTCACCAACAACCGCATGGAGGACAGCCGCTGGAACCGGCTCCTGACCATCCTCTTCACGCCCCAGGACGCCGAGGCCGAGGCCGCGTAGCACACAACACCGCTACAGATCAGCCTCGTTCGCTATACACTCACTGATCAACAAGACGGCCCTGATCGCGGAGTTTCGAGGCAACGCGATCAGGGCCGGTTTTCAGCATCAGTCTGCGAAGGAGACTGACCGTGGTCAGCATAGCTGCCGAGCGTGCCCGCGCACGCGCGGAGAAGGTCAACAACCTCCGTCCCGGCACACCCGGGACCTTCAAATCCGCCGTCGCCCTGGCGCGGATCGTCAAGCGGGTCGGCGCCTACCTCCGCGTCTCGACCAAGGACCAGATCGTCGGCTACGGCCTCGACGTCCAGCTCAAGGGCATCCAGGACTACATCGACCTCAAGAACACGATGGAGGAGCGCAACCAGACCAACATCGTCTGGGAGCTGTCCGAAGAGATCTACGAGGACGCAGGCGAGTCCGGCGCCCGGCAGGACCGGCCCGCGATGATGCGCCTGGAGCGCGACGTCCTCGACAAGAAGATCGACGTCGTCGCGGTCCACAAGTTCGACCGCATCGGCCGCACCGGCCGCGCCTTCTGGCACTGGGTCTGGGCCCTCGAAGACGCCGGTACCTCGATCATCTCCGTCACACAGGAGATCGACACCACCACGACCCATGGCGTCACCGCTCTCCAGCAGCTCGCATCCTTCTCCGAGATGGAGTGGCGCACCATCCTGGAGCGCACCCAGAACGGCCTGAACATGAAGGCCGCTGCCGGAGGCTGGACCGGTGGTCCCCCGCCGTTCGGCTACTACATCGAGAACCAGGGCAAGCGCGACTCCAAGCTGGGCCTGGACCCCGAGGAGTGCCGCACCCTCGAACTCGCCGCCCGGCTCATCGTCGAAGGCGGATACACCGTCGAACGCGCCGCCCACATGCTCAACCTCGTCGGGAGGCTCACCCGCAAGGGCGTGGAGTGGACCGGCTCCAACCTCCGGCACAAGTTCTTCAACACCGCCCTGGATGGATTCGTCGTCTACCGAAACACCGACGAGGTCATCAACAAGCGCCGTAAGCGCGCCACCAAGATGAACGCCGATGGCACCCCGAAGCACGGGCCGATGATGATCATCGACACCCCGATGGTCTTCGAACTCGACCGGCTGATCTCCATTCGCCACGCCCTCAAGCGAAACGGCTGGAATCTCACCAGCCCGTACAAGTACCACCCTCTCAGCACCCGCGTGATCGGCGAATGCGGCGCCCACTACACCGGGGTCTACGTGAAGGCCGAAGACCGCCGCACGTACCGCTGCACCGGAAAGAGGTGCGGTGACTCGGTGATCGACGCTGTGGCGCTCGAAGAAGTCGTCTGGGACAGCCTGAAGAACTTCCTCGGCGACAAGAACAAGCTGCGCGAGATCGCCAAGGATTGGGTGACCTCCGCACCGGATCACCGCAAGATGTACGAGGCGCGCATTGAAGAACTCGCCAGGGAAATCGGTGGTCTGCGTGAGTTGACCACCACCACGCTGGTCAACCTCGCGAAGGCGGGCGTCGATGCGTTGGCCATCAATTCGGCAGTGGCGAAGCTGAACGAGGAGATCAACAACAAGCAGGCGATGTTCGACGACGCGCAGTCCATGCTTGCGGAGGCGGAAGAGGCCGCCAATCGGGCGGAGGATTTCCAGCGCCTGGTCGAGATCGCCAGCTTCAACCTGGAGCACATCACCGACCGGCAGAAGGCCGAGATCATGGATCTGCTCGATATCCAGGTGGCGCTGACGGGGCCGGTTCCCCTGGAGGGCCGCTTCGGGCCGGACTCCGACATTGAGCAGTGGTTCGAGAAGCGAGGCGTTCAGCCGGTCGAGATGACCGACGCGCTGTGGGAGGAAGTACGCCCCCGAATCAGCTTCCGAACCACGAAGAAGAGCCACGATCTGCGGCTGCTGGTGGAGGGCCTGCTGTACAAGGCCCGGACGGGCAGCCCCTGGGCTGAGATGCCGGAGCACTTCCCGCCGAAGGAGGCGCTGAGGGCCCGCTGGAGGGCCTGGAAGGACGGGGCCTGGGAGAGCATCGTCGAGCCCCTTCTGGAGCCCGCTCCGCCGCGTAAGCCGCCGCTGCCGCCTATGAAGGTGACGGGCAACATCGACCCCCGTCTGGTCGAGTTCACGAACGGGCAGGCGACGAGCCAGGTTCCTCACTCTGGCGGACGAACTGCCAGGGGTTCGTTCACGTACGTCATCAACTTGGAAAAATGGCGATTGGCCGCCTGACCTGCGAAAACACCGAAGGCCCCTACCCGATCTAGGGTGGGGGCCTTCTTCATGCCTCCCGCCTGGAGAGCACATCCAGGACGCCGAGTAGGCTCTGGGCTCCTCGGTGGGCCTCCAGCAGACTCTCTGGCGTGGCCTGCTTGCGGTAGTCGTCGAGCGTCTTCGCCAGGCCCGAGCCGACACTGTCCGCCCAGTCGAGTACGTCCCCCGTAGGCAGCCGGTCGAGTCGCTTGGCGACCTTCGCGCGGACCGGGTCCACCTTCTCCTCGCCGCCCCGAAGGGCACGCTTCACATCAGCCCAAGTGCGCACAGGACCTCGAACTCCTCTTCCGTGTCGTCAGTCTTCTGGGATACGACCCGGCGGGCCGCTGCCTTCTCGTCGTCGGTGTTCTCAGGTGAGGAGGGCATCGTCGTCCTCCCTGTCGAATCTGTGGGCGTGGTCGCGGATGTCGTCGGTCGACAGTGCGTTTCCGTATCCCTGGATTGCGGTGTAGAGGGCGTCGCTTTCCGAGCGCCAGGTGTGGCGCCAACGGCCGAGGACGATTCCCTTTCCTGGCCATACCTTGATGACGAGGGAATTGGAGCGCCGGTAGGGCGGCTCTATCTCATCGGTGGGCGCGGTATGAAGAAGCGGCGTATGGGGGCGCAGGTTCACCGCGTGAACGAAGAAGGGCCCCACCCCATGTGTATTCGGCATGGGATGGAGCCTATTCTCCGGGCGACCGGAAATGGTAAATCAGTAGTCGCCCGTGGGTTCGTCGAGATCGTGCTCCGGCGCGTAGGAGAAGTTGTTCAGAGTCCGGTTGATCGCGCGGCCGGGGCTCTTCACCCGCTTGAAGTTCCGCCAGACATTCGGCGGGACGTTGTAGTAGCCGTAGACCTGGCCATTGCGGAATCGGACCCGTAGCGTCTGAGAATCCTTGTCGTAACCAGCGGCAAGAGTTCTCGGGCGCGGCGGATTGATAGAGGGGGTCGGCTGGTATGGGAGGAGATCTCCGTCGTCGCCGTCCTTGGCCAATTGGATGGCGTCGGCGAGTTCCTGCGACATTACCCGGCGGGATCCTGGCCGGGGGCCGGGGTTGGGGGTTGTGCGGGGCGGCTCGGGCGTGGTCGGCATCGAGAACAGGCTGAGCTGTTCGAAGTCGTTGCCTCGCTTGTTGGGGCCGCGTGGGCCTCTGCGTGCCACTGTGTCTCCTTACGCAGCAGCCCCTGCCCCGGTGACGGGAAGCAGGGGCTTTGGGGCTGCTTGGATCAGGCCGGGACGTTGGCGACCGTGGAGGCGCTGGCCGGGCCGGTGGCGCCGGGAGCGGTCGCCGTGCCTGCGTTGAGGGTGCCTGCGTAGACGCCCGTGCCGGTGAGTCGGTCGTCGGCCTCCGGGCCGCCGGGGTGCTTCGCAGCCTCCTCGGGGGTGAGGACGACGAGACCGGCGTTGTGGGTGGCCGGGTCGACACCGATGGCGCGCTGGGCGGCCGGGTCGGGCAACTGGGCATGGACGAAGACCTGGCCGGGGATGGCGTCGGTGTTCTCGTACTTGGTGCCGTGCTGGACGGTCCAGCCGAGGTTGGGGTGGTCCCAGTCCGAGGAGCGCCCGGGGACTACCTCGGGGATCGCGGCCGGGGTCTCGCCGACGGGCTCGGTGTTCTTGGAAGCAGCAGCCACTGTGGATTCCTCTTTCGGTGCTTACCGGGTTTGCTGGACGGTCCAGCCCGGTTCCTGCACCGGACCCTCTTCGTCCTCTTCACGATTATGAGGGCAGTCAGGCCCTGAATAGACATGTTGGCCGTCTACGAATACGCAGCGGGATGTGTACATGTGGGTCTCCTACAGGGAACTGCCTGCCTCGGTATTCGAGCCTAGCGGCATTCCGGCCGGAGTTTCCCATGGCTGCATTCCGGCGAACTGATCGGCGGATAGGAGTTGCTGCCGAAGGGGTGCTCCGCCGACGGTGAAGGTGTATCCGCCTGCGTAGGCGTCGCCGGTTGCGGGGATGGGTTCAGGCGCCTTGGGCATGGCTCTCCTCCCGGGCCTGGGCGAAGCCGGTGCGCAGCCGTACGAGGCGCACTCTGGTGATGCGCAGTCGGCTCATGTGCTCGGGGGTTGATCCGACGACCTTGGACACTTCGTCGATGCAGCGGTCCACGAGGTCTTCGAGGTCGGCGATGTCGTCTCGTCGTGTCTGGCGCAGCAGGGGCATCACGGCCTCCTCCGGCGGGGCCGGGGGCCTCCGTCGCTCTGGAACAGATCCAATACGTCTTCCAGGACGTCGGTGACGGTGGCCTGGGTGGTGACACTGTCCCGGGTGGCCTGGACGAGGTCCTTGGCGGCGGAGACCATCTGCTCGGCGAGGGGTACGACCTTCTCGGTCAGGGCGCGGAGGCGCTTGTTCTCTTCGACCTCACGCCGGTATGCCTTGCCTGAGACGACGATTTCGGTGACGAACACGGCGAAGATAAAGGCCGCGATCGGGCCGAGGACCAAGGGGTTGTCGACGGACAGTCCGTCCCCTCCTGATCCCGAAGCGAGAAAAAGAAACATCCCGGGTACCGTCCGTCGCTTTGGGGGTTGCGACTTTTAATGGTACCCGGGATGTTTCTTGGCCTATTAGGTCTAGAGATTAAGTCCCTTCTTCTGGAGGCGGTTCTTCAGCTTCGTGTAGGCGACGCTAACTGGCGTGAGTCCGCAGATCTCGGGAGTTTGCTTCTCTTTGTCTTCATCGGTCCAGTCCTTCTTCGGCTTGTCGAGGGGCGGTGGGGTCCACTTGAGGTGGTTGCCTCCGGTGACCTCGATCTCCCAGCCCTGCTTGCGGGCCTTCTTGGCCAGCGCCTCGGTCTCCTTGTTGGTGCCGAGTTTCCCGCGTGTGCCGCTACCGGCAACTGCCTTGCCCTTGGGGGGCATTGGGTCCTCCTAGGTCGTGTAGTACTTGCTGACGTAGTAACTGTATTGGCGTCAGTTACGGCTTCGCAAGCCGAATCGCCAAACCGCTTGACGTGACCTGGGTCACATACCGACGAGTAAGCCTTGACTCACCGAGCGTCTAAGCCTCTGTCATATGCACGCATCTCCTGGGGCAGCACAAAGCCCCGCCTGCCAGTGTGGCAAACGGGGCTCGGTGTGACCAGGTCACGCCTCCTGGAGGGAGGCCAGCGTCTTCTGGACCAGTTCGGAGTACTCCTGCTGATGGGCGGCGATCAGGGCGGCCGTGGCCAGCTCGGTGGCCTTGGCGAAGCGGGCCTCCTCCTTGCGGCGGTCACCGATGGCCTTGTAGTGCTCGTAGCTCTCAGGGGAGGCGTAGTACTGGGCGCTGGCCATCAGCCCAGCCGAGGGCACGCCGATCGCGTACCACTCGGGGCCGTTGTAGGCGTGCACCTGGTCATCTACGAGCATCCTGGCCAGCAGCCGCTCGGCGGCCGGTACGTCGATGACCTTCCGGGCGAAGGTCATCTGCGGGACACGGTAGTTCCACTCCGGCTGGACGGCCTTGGCCACGGCGATGATCAGGTCCGGTCGGCTGGACACCTTCGGGGCGTGGTCGTTCAGAGCCTCCAGGATCATCTCCTTGGTGACCTCGACCTTCTCGGGAAGGGCGTCTCCACCGACGGGGTAACGGCGGGGTCGGGACATGTGGCCTCTCCTACTTACCGATGGTGTCGCGGCGCCGGAACGGGTCCTTGCGCTGCGGGTCGACGGGGACGATCTGCGTGGGGGCGTCCACGCCTTCCGGCAGGTCCTCCAGCTTGGTCCAGTACGGCTCGACCCAGGTGGTCGTCGACTGCGTGCGCTGGCCGGACTTCCCCGGCCCGATCCAGACCGTCTTGAAGTGTCCGGCCCGGTGCTGGGGGCCGTACTCGACGCCGGAGGGGATGGACAGGCCGTCGCGGTTCACTGCTGCGGCCCGCTGCCGGGCGGTGTGCAACTGCGGACCGACGTACCAGCCGACGCGGACCCAGAACGGATCACGGTCCTTGGGCTTGCGGCCCTTGCCGGTCTTCTTCTTGCGCGTCTGGACCCACTCCGGGGGCTCCTTGACGTCCCTGTTGTCGGTGCACAGGTAGGTCAGTACGGAGAACGCCTTCTGGAGGATGGGGCGGAACGTCTTGACGGCCTCGGTCCGGTCTTTCCCGTCGGCGCTACCCCCCTGCCACTCCTCGGCGAATCGGATGGCCTCGTCGGCGGTGAAGGTCTTCCTGTCCATCGGCAGCGGGATGAGGTCGCGGTGGCCCCCAGCGACGATCTCCCCGGTGTCCTCGTCGACCACGTCGTAGCAGAAGAGGAGCGCCAGGCCGTCGCGGTCGGGGTCGTTGGAGCTGCACAGTCCCATGCCGGAGAAGCCGACGATGAAGAAGCACCGCACGTAGCCCTCGGCCAGACCGCCACGGCCCTTACCTGCGGGCCAGGGGTCGGGGATGACAACCATGGGGTTGATGTGCGGCAGCCGGTCGAAGAGTTGGCCGGGCACCTTGGACATCTTGGAGCGGTACAGCGCGTCGGCCAGCTCCTCGTGCAGGTCGTAGACGACCCGGCCGTTGCGCTTCCACAGCTCGCTGACCGCGATCTCCCCCATGAGGTCGCCGACGCGCTCCAGCGTGGCCTGGTCGAACTGGACGCGGTCCTGCTGGTCCCAGCCCGGAGCGATCCCCCGCATCATCGCGTCGATCCGTCGCGAGATCTTCGGCACGCTTCGCAGCTCTTGCGACGCCTCCGTGAGCTTGTCCACGTGCGCCATGGCCGCCTTGTGCGCTTCGGCGGCCCTGCGGGTTCTGTCTTGTGCCATCGGTCCCTCCCTGACGTGCAAATCCTACGGGCAGGAACCTACCCATCACGTTACGTGTTGTCAAGCGGTAACTTGAATCACTTTGACGAAAAGGTCCGGGCAGCACGAAGCCCCGGCCACTGCCTCGGGGGAGGGGCAAGGTGCCGGGGCTTCTCATCCGTACCGGTCAGCGCTCACGGGGAGGCCGGTACGGGACTTAGACCTGCTCTGCTGGCTCGACCTGTCCAGGGTTGGGGACCAGCAGAGCAGGGGCTTCGGGAGGACCGTCCTCGTGCCGGACGACCCTGAAGTAGTTCGTGGTGAGCAGCCGGAAGCCGAAGTGGGCTGTACGGCCCGCGTGCTTGAGCGCCCACGTCTGGCACTCGTCGTACGGCAGGCAGCCGGAGGTATCGGGGCAGGACGTGCACTCCATCTCCTCCATGTCCCGCTCGGCGCTGGGCTCCGGGAAGATCGAGTGGTTGACGAATCGGTACTGTGCCGTGGTCACAGCTCGCCCCTACTCCGGGCGTTGGCCATCGCGACACCCTGACTCAGCGTCTCAGCCGTGGTCGGCTTGCGCAGGTCGGCCTTCGAAGTCCACCACTCCAGGCCACCAGTCGTCTTACGCAGGGCGCAGTTAGTGGGGCCGATCTCCATGACCTCGGCCACGCAGTCCTTGGTCTCGTCGTACACCAGAGTGTGCAGTTCGGGCTCATACCAGGCTTCAGCCACTGACCTTCGCCTCCTCCTCAGCCGCCGCGACCCTTTCGCGCAGCTCGACCAGCTCGACCAGGCAGGCCGCCAGGTCCTGGGCGACGTCCGGCCGACACCGACCGAGGTCGACCAACGGGCTGTCCAGGGCGCTGTGCTCCCGGCTGAGCGAGGGGAGCGTGACGCCCACCGCCGTGAGCCCGTCTTTGAGTGCCTGGACGGCGTCGTTCGTCTCCTTCAGCGACCACCTGGTGAGAGGCGGTCCCTGCTTATTCGCTCTCGTCCCCGCCATCTGCGTCTCCTTCGCCAGGCCCAACGACTGCAATCCGAACAGCAGTTAGAAAGGTGCGTGACGACGTCACCACCCTCTGCTAGTAGCATCCTCCCCATCCGTCTGTCATGCAAGTGCATGAGATGAGCAAGTGCACGTGAGAGTGAAGGCTGTCCCGTGCTATGAGGGGGTGGCAGACTGTGCAGGAGTACCTGCAACCAGGGAGGTCACGTTGGCCAGCAGTCCGACCGTGCTGAAGCGACGGCTCGGTCAAGAGCTGCGCAAGATGCGCGAGGGCAAGAGCTTGACCGCCGCGCAGGTCGCCAAGGTGCACGGATGGTCCGGATCCAAGGTCAGCCGGATCGAGGGCGGACAATCCCCGCTGTCCGACAAGGATGCCAAACTTCTGCTCGCTCAGTACGGAGTTGAGGATCCCGAGGAAGTACGGCAGTTCATCGCGCTCGTTCGGCAGAGCCGACAGAACGGCTGGTGGCACTCCTTCGGGGACGCCCTTCCGGAGTGGTTCAAGCCGTACCTGGGGTTCGAGTCGGACGCGGCGTCGATCTGGACATACCAGAACGAGCTGATCCCTGGCCTGCTGCAAACCGAGGGGTACGCCCGCGCTGTCATCCGATCCACGTGGCCCGAACTTTCGACCGACGAGGTCGAGGCCCGTGCAAGTGCACGAGTGCTGCGCAGGGACATCCTGACCTCCCAGGCCCCTCCCAAGTTCTGGTCGATCCTCAACGAAGGGGTACTGCGCCGGGTGGTCGGCTCGCCGACGATCATGCACGAGCAGTTGAAGGCCCTATCGGACATAGCGGAATCCCTGCCGAATGTCACTGTCCAGGTGCTGCCGTTCGATGCCGGGGCCCATGTATCCATGGGCTACTGCTTCTCCTACCTGTCCTTCGAGGACGTGCCCGGATCTATCGCCTACTCGGAGGGACTGACGAGCGCCACCTACCTGGACAAGCAACCAGACCTGAGCCGCCACGAAGACATTTTCCAGCGGCTGGTGGCCGCCTCCGAGCGGCCCGAGAAGTCCCTCAAAATGATCAGAACCATCGCAGAGGAATACGACCATGAAGGGTAACGACGACAAGCTGGTCTTCCGTAAGAGCAGCTACAGCAACGGCTCGGGAGAGTGCGTCGAGGTCGCCGTGAAGACTGACGGCGGGCGGGCCGTCCGAGACTCCAAGGACAAGCCCGGTCCGACGCTCCACTTCACCCCGGCCGAGTGGGCCACGTTCATCCAGGGCGCGAAGGCCGGAGAGTTCGACAACTGATACGACAGAAGCCCCCGGCTCCTCGTGGGAGTCGGGGGCTTCTGCATGTCCTACAGCCACTCTCCGGTGAGGGCTCCGTGGACGTCGGCTTCGCGGTAGGTGTCGGGCTTGAGGATCTTGCCGTCCTCGCGCCGGATCACCTGACCGTCCGGGCCGACCTTACTCATGTTCGAGCGGTGAACCTCGGCGAAGACTGCTTCGACCGGGATCTCCAGAAGGTCGGCGGTGCCGTAGACGATGTACAGGACGTCGGCCAGTTCCTTGGCCAGTGCCTCATACCAGCGAGGCGCCTCGACGACGTGCGTGCGGGTGACGAGGGAGTCCGGGTTGGCCTCGAAGTAGTCATCCATGATCTGCGACTTGCGGTAGTTCAGAAGGGCCTCCAGGGCCTCCTGGACCTCCTCGCCGAGGAGAGTGGACCGCAGGGCGATCAGGTCGTCCCGTCCGGCCTCGTCGCGCTCGATGAAGTACTTCTCCCCCACCGCGCGGTGCCACTGTCTCAGGGCAGCCATGGGCCGGTGGGGCCGGGTATTAAGCCAGGTCTTCGTGGTGCTCAAGGGGGCTCCTAGAAGGTCTCGGCGATGTCGCCGGGGTCGACGGCCAGCGGAAGGCGGTCGTCGTCGAAGAGGTGGATGCCGTTGCGGGAGTACGCCAGGTCGCAGAGTTGCGCGCACTGGAGCCGGTCCTGGCGTGCGATCCGGTTTGCGATCCACGTGGACCAGATCCCGAAGAACCTGAGCCCGAGCGCGATGTCGTCGAGCCAGCCGTAGCCGATGCCCTTGCCGTTGTTGGCCTGGGCGAAGCCGAGGGCGGTCTCCCAGATCTTCTCCCGGGTCTCGTCCGGGATGACGGTGCGGCTGTTGTACTTCGCCTTCGGGTACATCGAGATGTGACCGATGCGGGCGCCGCCCGGCTGAGCCTCAACGAGGAGACCGGCCGGGCCGACGATGAAGGCGTGGTTATACCGGGAGAATGTCAGCAGCCGGATTCCCCAGCCGATGATCCCGCCGGTCGCGGTGACGCCGATGGAGCCGATCGGGGGCGGGGTTCCCTCAGCCATTCTGGCCATCCCCCTCGTCGGCCTTCTTGGGCTTGCTGCGCGGCCGGAGGAAGCCGTCGTAGAGGTACGGCAGGGAGAGGTGCTTGAGTCCGGTGTACTGGACGAACGGGTTGATCGGCCCGTAGGGGTACCCCTCGTCGTCCCGCTCGACCACGGTGGTGACGGTCTTGGAGAACTCGCTCCAGTTGCCGTCCTTGTCCTTCTCGCTGTGGACCACCGTGGTGGTCGTCGTCTTACGCGCCACTGTCTTCCTCCAGGGTGTACTTGCCGATGAAGTCGATCTGGAACAGGTTGGGTGCGCGGTCGGCCTTCTCCCGCCAGTCCGTGATGTGGAACTCGCGGGAGTAGAAGTACGTCTTGGGCTTCCAGCCGTACCGGCCGTTCATCAGGACCCGGACCTTCCAGACCGCGTTGTCGCGGGCTGTCTTCACTCAGCGCCCCCGGAGGGGGAGGTATTAAGCAGGCTGAGGATGGTCGCGGTCTCGGTCGGAACCTGCATGAACGGCTCCGCGATCTGGACGGCGACCTGGGTGAAGGCGTCACCGATCTGCTCGAAGATGCCGCCCATGCCCTCCAACTTCTCGGAGAACTCCAGCAGGGAGCCGACGATGTCCTTGATGGAGACGTACGTCTCCTCGTCGTCGCCGACGACGTAGCGGTAGGCGGCCTCGTGCTCGGATGCGACCTCGGTGACGATGCTCAAGGGGTACTCCAGGGTCGTGGTGGTGGGCTCAGAGCCAGATGCGGTGCTCACTGGTGACGCGTCCCTTCTCGGGGTGGACGAAGTGCAGGCGCTGGCTCGGGTCGCCGGTCGCCGCGACGAATTCGTGGGCGTAGATGTTGTCGCTCTCCGGGGAGCCGGTCATGAAGACCGAGCCGCCGTTGGCCAACTGGAGTTGCATGGACTGGTGGTAGTGGCCGATGTACAGGTCCCGGAAGGACGGCAGGACGCCGGAGGCCCACTGGTTGGCTTTGCGCAAAATTCCGTATGCCGGAATATTGCCGCCGAAGGACTTGATCTCGTCGCCGTGGATGGCCATGGCCCGGTAGTTGCCGATGGTGAAGTGCTGGTACCAGTCCCCGGTGGTCTGGAACTTCTTCAGGCGCCCCTCGTGGGCCAGGCGCTCGCGGACGATGTTGTAGACCATGCGGTCGACGTTGTCGGACGCCTTGATGCCGTCGGACTTCTTGCCGAGGCGGCCGTGGTTGCCGTACTCGGCGACGACCTCGACCTCGTCGTAGATCTGGAGGGCCTGCTTGATCGTCCAGATCATCAGGTCGGAGACGTCGAACATCTGCTCGTAGAGCGTGCCATCCAACTCCCAGACCTGGCCGGGGAAGATGCTCACGCCTTCGACCATGTCCCCGGTGAAGAGCAGGACGGCCTTGCGGACCGGGTGGTCGGCGCGCTGGATCTCGGTGATCTCCCTGGCCTTCTCGACGTACCGCATGATGCGGGTCCGCATGATGGTGCGGTCGTAGGAGAGGGTCTTCTTGCCGCCCTGCCAGTCCGTGAGGTGCCACAGGGCGACCTCGGTGGCCTGGGTGCGCTTGTCGGCCTTCGGGGGCGCCACAGGGGTCGCTCCGACGAACTGGGCGGCGTCCCGGGCGGCGCGGTAGACGGCGTCGATGTACTCGTCGCCGCGCGCCTTGGCCTTGGTGAACTGCTGGAAGAGTCGGCGGTTGTCGGAGGTCAGGGACTCGATGCGGTCCCTCAGTACCTCTTCGTTCTCGGCCACTGCCTCGGCCGTGCCCTCCTCGGGCAGGGTATTAAGACGCTTCGGCTCCTTGCCCGGCTCGATGAGGATGGAGCGCTTGTAGCCGTTGGCCTTGCGCCAGCGCCGGACGGCCGTCTCGGACGTATCGATGCCGTTGAAGACGAGGTCCGCAGCGGCGGCCTCGTGACCGACGGTGGGGTCCATCAGGATCTCGCGGACCCACTCGACGTCAGTGGACTCGGTAAGGGCGCTCAAGGTGGTTCCTCTCGCAGAGGGTTGGTGGCGCCGGACCTCCCGGCCCGACAAGGATTACGTTATAGCGATTACGGCTTCCATGTCAACACTCACTCCAGGAGTGAAGCGTCCTCACTCTGGGGTCAACCGTCCCACTCGGACCTGTGACCTGCGCAGACTATCCTGATAACTGGTTCAGAACCAGTAATGAGGAGACCTCTTCAATGAGCGGTATCGGTGGCAGCACCTTCATCCTGACCAACAACGACCTGTCCGTGGCCCAGCCGGTCCCGTTCGGCGCCGAACTGGTCGCTATCTACGCCAACCTCGGCACGCTGGGCTCGACGCAGTCCACGTTCCAGGTCAACAAGAACGGCTCGGCCGTCTCCGGCGCGGTTGCGGCCGTGGCGGCCTCGGCGACCAAGGGCAACAAGGTCGTCTCGAACCCGTACATCGGCGTGAACGCGGGCAACCAGGCGGGGTGGACCGACCAGCAGGCCGCGACCGTCCCGTACACCGCGAGCCAGGGCGGTGTGAACAACGTCGCCGCGCTGGCCACCTTCGCGGCCGGTGACACGATCTCGCTGACCACGGCCCTCGGCACCTCTGCCGCTGGCCCTGGTGTCGTCCTGGTCCTCAAGTCCCTGTAAGGCGACCAACCACGAACCCCCGGGCCACTGTTCAAGCGGAGGTCCGGGGGTTCGTTGTATCCAAGGAAGGAAGCCCATGTTCTGGTACTGCGATGACTGCAACGACTGGGGCGAGTCCGACACCGAGGTGGACGCGGCCGTCGACAAGCAGAACCACCTGGACGCCCACCGGGGCCGGTACACCCCTCCACCGGCCGCCGAGGAGGAGCCGGACGAGGTCACTGTCTGGACGACGAAGCACGTGGCGTGGGGTATCACGGCTGTGCTGGGGCTACTGTCCGCGCGCTTCCCGGCCCTGCTGGGGGTATCGGCGGTTTCTGCTCTGCTCACGTTCGTAGTGACCGGCATCGGAGAATGACTGAGCCCCGGGTACCCACAAGGGTTCCGGGGCTGCTCAGTCGTGCTCAAGGGCTAAGGGCGGCTACGACACCGCTCGGACGGCAGCGTGCACAGGTCCACCAGCGGAGGAGGTTCCGGCATTGAACTGGACCCGGAAGTACCTTGCGGTGAGGAACACCTCAGTACCGTTTTGGACCGCAGACAGGGACCGCACGATGTTCGTCGTGTCGTTCGACTCCTGGACGGTGGAGTAACTGACGCCAGTTGCCGTGATGCGGATGGAATGGATCTTGCTGCTGTCCACCCACTCGCTCGTGTAGTTGCCGGTGCTGTCCAGCACGTCGTCGACCTCGATGGGCAGATCAGGGCGCTTGATCGACATTCATTCTCCCAGAAGAAGGAAACAGAATCCCGGCGTTTTCAGATGGGGCCGGGTAACCATCAGCGGGCTATTTGTTCATAGGAGCATGGCCGCTATCCGCTCCTAGCTCCCCCACCTGGACTCGAACCAGGAACCCTGCGATTAACAGTCGCATGCTCTGCCAATTGAGCTATGGAGGATTGCGTAGCCGAGGCGGGGGTCGAACCCGCACGCCCACAGGGCACCATCTTTTGAGGATGGCGTGGCTGCCATTACACCACTCGGCCGGGGGCCGGAAGGACCCTATCTTCCCTCCGGCCGTCTTACTGGTGAATCCTACTTCACCGTGTAGCGCCCGTAGTAAATGGACTTCGACCACGGCTTGTAGTAGTTCACGCCCTTACCCGGGCGCTCCGACTCCAGCCACGTCGTGGAATTGACGTAGATGGCCACGTGGTAGACGTGACCGCCGGAGTCGTGCACGAAGACCAGGTCGCCCTTCTGGGGCTTCGAGACCTTCGTGCTGGTGTGGTGCTGGTCGCTCGCGACGCGGGGAATCGACTTCCCCAACTTCTTGAAGGAGTAGTAGGTCAGGCCTGAGCAGTCGAAGCCCGCCGACGGCGAGGCGCCGCCCCAGACGTACCGCGTGCCGATGTACTTGGCGGCCTGGTTGACGATCTTCGTGCCCGACGAGGTCGAGCTGCCGGACGTAGGAGCAGGCTTGGTCGGGACGGGCGTGGACGAGGCGGCCAGAAGTATCTTCTCGCCGGGGTAAATCCGGTTGGGGTTGGATATGTGGTTGATGGACGCGAGGTGCTGATACGTCGTCTTGTGGGCTGATGCGATCCCACTCAGTGTGTCTCCGCTTTTGACGGTCACGTAACTGGCTGCGGCCTCTGCGGCGGTAACCGCTATCGGCGTAATGGCCAGTGCGCCCGCAAGTGCGATTCCAGCGATCCTCTTATTCATGATGCACTCCGCACGCCTACGAAATTAGGTGACGGGCTCGGGATAAGTGCTGTTCCCTACCACACGTGGTTCTGCGGATTCGCCCCAGTGCTGCGTTTCGGTCTCCCGCCCCTGTTCAGGGTTGATTGCAGTTTTTGTCCAGGAACAGGGCTCGGCGTCTGGACAAAGTGGCCCCCCTTGGAATCGCACCAAGATCTCCCGCTTTTCAGGCGGGCGCATTAACTGCCTCTGCCAAAGGGCCTCGAAGTCGGGATGGCCGGTTTCGAACCGACGACCTCCTGATCCCAAATCAGGCGCGCTACCTACTGCGCTACATCCCGTAATCTCTGTGGGCTTCACCTTACGGTATCAGGGATAGGGCTTGTCAACCCCATAGAGCAACTAGCTTGCGTTGGGAGAGAGTGTTCCCCGCCGGGTCTTACGCCTCGCTTGGGTTAGCGGGCCAAGGGGCTGCCCTAGCGGGCGGGGAACAGGAAGCGGCCGAGGCAGAACGCCTGCAAGGCCGGGATGAGCGCGGGCATGCTGGCGAAGGGGAGGTGGTTCCCCTGGCCCGGCCGTCGCTCGCTCATCGTGTTCATGCATCCTTTTTACAGGATCACGGTTACGGCTTTGTAATCCGAGGCCACTGCCCCAACGCCTCGCGTGAGGCGGGGGGTAGGGCACTGTCCTGGACAGCGAAAAGGGCCGGGGGACGCCGTTGTCCCTCCGACCCTTGCTATGTCAGATGAAAGCTACTTGTGCGCGGCCTCGAACTCCTGGATGTACGACTTGGGGATCCGCCCCGTGGAGGAGATCTCCCGGCCCTGCTCCTTCAGCCACTGGCGCACGTCGGCAGCGGTGAAGGTCTGACCGCCCTTGCCCCGGATGGCCTTGAGCACCTGCGTACCTACGCGCTTCTCGGTGTTGTGCGCGATCGAGGTGAACGGGTTCAGGGACTCCACGAGAAGCTGCTGATGCTCATCGCATAGGTCCATGAAATACCTCGTTGTCCCGTACGTGATGGCCGTGGCCTCGTTGTCCGGCACGTCCTGGCCACAGGTCTCCATCTTGCGACCGCGCTTCACCTTGAAGTCGCAGAACTTGTCGACGCTGACTCGCTCACCCATGTGATCCACTCCTTAAACGGCCTCGCCGTCGGCGCAGCGATCGGCACGATGACTATGTTGGTCATCGACCGGGCTGTTGTCAAGCGACTGCCGTCACACGCTCGACAAGGCCGTTCCAGGAACACCTATTTAAGAAGGGTTTCAACCGGCGCCAGGACGTTGTGGACGACCTCCTGAACAGCGCCCCTGCCCTCATCGGGTGCCGTAGGGGCCGTGCGCTTCGGGGTGGTATGCGCCACCGCCCCGGACGGAGTAGGCGAGGCTGGGGCCGTCTTCTTGGGCTTCCCCGAAGGCTTCGAAAGGTGGTTTCCGATCACCTTCCGGTGCTTGCCGACGTAGGAACCCGGCTTCTCGACCGTCGGCGAGGTGGTCACCTTCGCGTGCTGGGCCGCGTCCTGATACGCGGAGCCTGTCGGCCGGAAGGTGTTGTGGGTGGCGGTCGCCGTCGGCACGGGCAGGTCCTCGCTGGCCATGTCCGGCTGGTCCATCGTGGGTTTGTGGCGGTGGTCCCACTGGTCCAGGGCGGCCTCAGTGGTCATACCAACGACAAAGGGTGCTAGGGATGCGACCAGCGTGAGCATGGTGCGCCGGTACAGGGGTGTTGCTCGACGGGACCTCTTCGCCCGGCGCGAACGCGGCTTCGGGGCGGGGTCAGGCTGCTTCACCAGCGCGGGATCATCCTCGCGCAACCAGTAGACGAACTCCTGCTGCTCCGGATCCCATCCGAAGTTCAGCACGCCCTCATCGACCAGGGCCATCAGTTCGGTGTCGACCTCGTCAGGCTCCTGGAGGCCGTAGAAGTCGGGGATGGCGTGCTCATGCGGCACGTCTTCCTTGTGGCGTACGTGCGGCTCGTTCGTCGATCCTGCGGGCATGGGAGGATCCCCCGCAAATCTGTGACGCAGCTCTCGGACGTCCTGCTCCCCGGTGTCGTCACGTCCGTCGCGCCTGGTCGTGTTCATGTCCCTTGTAAACCCCTCCAACGACGCGCCCCCCGCGATGGCTGTGGGGCGCGTGAAGACACATGGCCCTGGCCAAATCCCAACCCTGGGCGCTGAGTTTCGTGCTTTGCGGTCGGCAAAGACCTCGGGGATCAGCATGTGAAGAAAGGGTGGATGGCCGGTGCATGGAACCTAACATCCAGTGATCGGAGAAGGCACCCCCTGTCCAACTTACGCAACTCGGTTTCTTTACCCTCCCATGACTGTATGGCCAGGTTGCTTTTACTTAAACCCTCAACAGACGCCGGACTACTGCACAGCAATCCTCGCAAAGTAGACACCTCAACAATCTGTTGATGTGGGGCAGGTCACACAGTCAATTCCAGGCATTCGACCAGGTTGTAGATCATTATCGTCAAGCATCGGCCGGACATAACTTGACCCCATCACGGGTTTGCCGTAATGGGGTCAGGCGCCGGGCTATGTCAAATCATTTACCTCTGAGGAAACTCAGAAGTTGCCGGGAGCCACCTGAAGGACGCGCAAGCCGAGATTGCGCCACATGTCGACCACCTGGTTGCGGTCGTCCAGGACCAGCCACACGTTGTAGCGGCCCAGGATCTCCTGCCGGTAGATCTCCTCCTTCACGATCGAGTCCTTGCGCATGTCGTACTCGGAGCGCATCAGCAGCGGCGCCAGGCGCGTCCAGGGGCCCACGTTGTGGTCCAGCCAGTTCCGCGTCCGCTTGTAGGCCCGCGCGTCGCGGCCGGAGACGAAGATGACCTCGGCGCCAGCGTCCCGCAGCGTGTTTACCAGGTCGATGACGTCCTGGTGCGCGTCGTCCTCGTCCACGCGGTCCCAGTCGAAGGGACTGCGGTCGGCCATCTTGGCCAGCGTGCCGTCCAGGTCCACCAGAACGGCGTGAGGGCGGCCCTCGATGTGCTCCGGAGGGTCGGCGGGCTTGGGGGCCAGGTACTTCTCGTACATGTCCCTGATGACCTTCTCGCCGACGCTCTTCTCCCGCTTCAGGTCGCGGGAGATGCAGGTATTAAGACGTACGTCGGTGAAGTCCTTGACGAAGAAGTTCACCCCACGCCTCTCCGCCATGCCCTTCAGTCGCTCCTCGTGGGCCGGGTTGAGGTTGGTGTCGGCGACGATCACGGAGACGCCCTGAAGCAGGAACACGTCCACCAGTGCGTCGCGGGCCTTGACGACCTGCCGCTCGTGCTTGCCGTGCCAGCGGTCGGCGTGCAGCATCGCCCGCAGGTCGTCCTTGCACACGATGACGACACCGCCCGGCACGGCCTTGAGCACCTGCTCCCGGGCCCACGTCGTCTTGCCCGAGCCCGGCAGGCCCTTGGTCATAGTCAGCGTCGTCACGGGCTTCTCCTTGGTCTTCTTCGGTCCGCAGCACTTGCACTTCGGGAGGCTCACTCGGCAGCACCCATCGCATCCGTGGACGGCGTCAGGGACCTCGTCCGTCCCGGCCATCAGTCGCTTGAAATGGAGGTCGTCCGGGTCGGGGTGTCCGATCCCGTGGGGGCACATCCGCTCCATCAGCGCGCGGTCCATCCGGAAGTGCTGGGGCCAGTCACGCATGTGGTGCTCGGAGGGGTTGTGTACGCAGCAGTGGCGGCCGACGCAGTCCTTACGGGGGTGGGCGAGGATCTTCTCCCCGCCCACCAGAACCGCTGGCTCGAACCACCCGACGAAGTCGAGGGGAGCCATCAGGCCGCGTCCTCCGAGGGAGCCCAGTACGGCTTCTCGAACTCCGGCCGGACCATCTTCCAGACCGCCTCGGAGATGTCCTTGCCGTCGTAGAGACGGAACAGAACGCCCGGGTACGGCGTCTCCTGGGCCAGCAGGGCGAACTCCTTGCGCCGCTTCTTCACGTCCACCTCGGGCCGACGCAGACGGCGCGTGATCCAGTCGAAGTCGTCCTGGATGCCGTCGTAGGCCCGCTTGTAGTCGTTCTCCAGCCGGTGCACCTGCTTGTGGACCCAGGTGTAGAACTCGTCCGGCACCCGGTCGATCCAGGACTCGATCCCCTGGCCGTTGGCCAGCGCGTCCCACACGGACAGCGTGGAGACGTTCGTCAGGATCCGGTGCAGCCGCACGTACTCGTCGAACTTGAACTTCACCCGGGTGTCGCTCCAGGGGAAGCGGACGACGAAGCCCTCCTGGTTCTTGTCCTGCACCTGCATCGCGCCGAGGACGTCGACCATCGTCTGGAAGGAGAGAGGGCGCGTTACCGGCCCCGGCCAGTCGTAGGAGGCGGACGGCAGCGTCTTACCGGTCTCGGTGTCGAGGACGGCGAGGAGGACCAGGTCGTCTCTTCCCTTGTAGTCGACGACGATCCGGTTCTCCGGATAGATGATCTCGAAGAGATACGTCAGGCCCAGAATCGGCTCGAAGGTCGGGTACCGCTCGTGCAGGACCTTCGTGGCGTGCTGGGCCTGGGGGCTGGTGAAGGAGCCTCGCGACGCTATCGCGTGCTCCCCGGTATTAAGCCCGTACAGGATGCCCAGGGAGCCGTCCCACTTGATGTATCCCTCGACCGGCTGCTGGAGCAGCGTCGAGTGCAGGTGTGGGACCTGCTCCCAGTTGAAGAACTTCCGGAACGGCCGGGAAACGACCTCCCCCGTGTGGCTGTTGACGATCAGCCCTCGCGTCTGCTCGGTGACGTCGTTCCACAGACCGTCGAACTGGGTCTTGTTCGTGTAGTTGTAGATGGTCAGCGGCTCGGTGGGGTGGTTCTGCTTTCGGACGTAGCCCTGGTCGAGCATGTCCTGTAGCAGGCTCGGCGACATGATGCTGAGCAGGTTCGTCAAGGTGTCCTCCGATGTGTGGTGGGTCAGAGACGCTGGTCGAGGGCCGCGACGACGCGCTTGGCGAAGGTCTCGTAGAACTCCTCGGGCAGGTGGTCGATGGCGAACCACTTCTTGGCCTCAAGGACGACGATGTCGACGGCCTCCTGACGCTTGACTCCCTGGCGCCGCAGCCAGTCCTGGGCGGCACTCTCGTGAGGGATGGCCAGGTGGCCGAGGTTCATGAGGGGGCGGTCATCCTGCTTCGCGGTCATGTTCAGCCCTTCTTCGCGGCCTTCTTGGCCTTCTTCGCCTTCTTGGCGGCCTTCTTGTCACGCTTGTCGAGGTCCGTCTCGACGTCGCTCAGCGCCTCGTCGAGCTTCTGGACGAAGAGGAGGACAGCGCCCTTGAGGCGGTCCGCCTTCGCGCGAGCGTTCTCCAGGTCCTTGCGGAGCTGTTCGCGGTCTTCCTCGCTGGTCGTTCCGCCGTAGACACCGAAGTCGAGCGTCACGCTGCGGGAGCAGTCCTGGATCTGGAGGGTGGCCCCGAAGTCCAGGTAGCTGTCGCTGTCGTCTCCGTCGGTGATCTCCGCGAGCACCGCGCCGAGGCCGTGGTGCCCCTGGTTGTTCAGGAACTCGCGGATGTAGAGGCGGCGCTGCTCGTCGGTGATGGCGTTCATTCCGTGCTCCTCGGTGCTGTCGGTCTCGGTGGTCCTGGAGTGGCCCCGACAGAGAGAAACCTATAACGAAGAAGCCGTAATCTCAAGCCCGTAATCGTGAATCTGTTCAAGGGAACCCGTATGGCGTGGGTCACACTTTCGAGGGGTGGCGCGGGCATGCAAAAGACCCCCGCCGCAGCAGGGGTCTTCGCAGGTCAGGTCAGTGTCCGGACGCCACCAGGAGGGCGTGTCCGACGTAGACGGCCGCAGCCGCGTCCAGCAGTAGCGCCGTGATCCACACGGCATCCGGAACGTCTCGAAGCCACTTCACTCAGATCTTCCTCACGTAGTTGATGAAGTCCTGGAGCCGGTCCGTACGCGGCTGCGCCGGAAGGATGCCGACCCGGTCGTTGAAGACGTCGAACGCCTTCCAGAACTCCGCCTCGATCTGGTCGGCCGACATGTCGTCGAACGCCCAGTAGAACTCCGGGTCCGGCACGCGGACGGTTAGCGTGCCGTACTCCAGCAGTTGCTGGCCCTGCCGCAGCAGCCGGAAGCAGTGACGGGCGTGCTTGGCCACCCGCTTCTGCCTGCCGTCGTTGGCCAGTTCCTGCTTGATCCGCTTGATCTGACCCATGGCGTAGCCGCCGTACGCGGATCGCACATAGGGCTCAGAGAGGAAGTCCTCGCGGATGTCGACCAGCCACTCCCCCTCCCAGGACTGCTCCTCGTACTCCTCCAGGTACATCAGGTCCATGATCGTCGGGTTGCACTTCAGCGCGAGGCCCACGTACTTGCCGACCTCGTGCAGCGAGACGTCCGGGTCCTTCGTGACCAGCGAGTCCTGATGCCTGGCCCCAATGCGGAAGAACTCCGGAGTCGGACGGGTGAAGATGCCCAGCCGGTCGATGTCCGAGCCGGGCCGAGCAAGGCCGAAGGCGGTGCTGCCCACGACCCCGCTCAGCAGAATGTTCGGCGCCCCCATCAGAACCAGTACGCCTCGGACGGGTCGTCGGCGCGGCCGTCCTCCTCGTAGCGCTCGGCCGCCTCCTCGTACGTCTCCAGGGCCTCCTCCACGGCCCGGCCCCACGGCATACCGGCGTCCTGCTCGGACTGCACGATCTCCAGCAGCGCCCGCGTCTCGTTGTCCGACTTGATGAACTTGGTGTCCACCAGCGTCCCCGCCGACGCGTAGACGTTCTTGTCCTGGGCGGACATGGCGTCGAAGGTGATGCCCTTGTACGACAGCACCTGGCCGACGATGCACGACGGTGCCTTCGTCTCGGGGTCGAAGTACGCACACAGCGCCGACCCGCCGATGGTGAGCATCGTGTACGTGTAGTCGGCGCCCCGCTCCTCGACCGCGCGGGCCAGGAGGGTCTTCGCCTCGTCCAGGGTGATCTCGACGGCCGCCGGAGCGACCGGGGTATTAAGCGTCATGGTGGTGCCTTTCAGGAGCAGTCGAACTCGGGGTCGGTGTCGGCGGTCTCGGTGGTGAAGTCGTTGATCTCGTCGATGATGATCAGGTCCGTGTCGATTCCCATGTACTCCAGCAGGGACTGAAGGCTCACAGGCCCAGCACCTCCTTCAGGCGCTTGCCGAACTCGTTGACGGTCTCTTCGCGCAGCCGGTCTTCGTGCATGTTGTAGTCCTCCTCGTCGTCGCCCTTGCGCTCCAGGAGCACGACGTCGCCGACGGAGATGGTGCAGGTGAATTCGCGGTAGCCGGTCCATCCGGCGCTCTTCCAGGACTCCGTCGTGACGACCTGGATCAGCGGTAGGGGGATCTCGATGGAGTCGGACACGGGTCCTCCTGGGGTGGGCGGAGGCCCGGCGGTACCGAGCCCCCGCGAGCTGTCACAGAGACGAAGGGTCGAACAGGTTGCGGCCGTCGGGGTCCTTCGAGACAGGGGTGAGCTTGCCCCGGTCGACCCACGTGCTGATCGTGCTCGGCTTCACCTCA